GGGTTTAAAAATCTTCAGAAGAGGCGAATGCAGAAAAAAGCATTTTGGCACAAAATTGGACTAAACTGATGGAAGATAAATTTGCCGAAACAGAAGTTATGATTTGCGAGTGTTCATCTATTGAACATCAGGCGAAGTTTTGGTATTGGAAAGGAGAAAATTATGACATCTTTAATGTTATCATTCATCTTACCGGAAGAGGATTTTTTGCAAGGGTCTGGTATGCGATAAAATATATCTTTGGTTTTAAATGCCGGTATGGAGCCTGGGATGAGATGATGTTTTCTCACGAAGACAGAAAAAAGTTAAGAGACTTTTTAAACGCAAACATTACAGAACGAAAGTATTGAGGCAAATGAAGAATTTTTTTTGGAGAACAATAGGAATGAACTGAAATGATTTCAGAACGAAACAATGCTTATTGGATGCTAATAGGAATAGTATGCTTAACGGTAATGCTTCTTACAACGTCCCATCTGTCATTTTATATTACACTTGTGGCGTTTTTGCTTATTCAAATCCCCATATTTTTGTCGTTTTATAAGAAAGTTGCAAAAGCTCCGACAGTAATAAAATTCAGTCATGGGACTAATGTGGTTATTGCAAACATTATAATTGCCTTTGTTCAGCTATTATTTGCAGCTATTATTACAGCTTTGGTGATGTTTATAAAATGGTTATTGTGATGGCAGCAAAAAAAGGGAATAAATATGCTAAGGGGTGTGAAACCAGCGGGCGTCCTGCAATATTTACTTCACCGCTGGAATTACAGTCTAAAATAGATAAGTATTTTGATGGAGGTGCCCGTGCAAGGAAGATTATTACAGCTTTAGGGGATGTTGTCGAAGTGCCTGCAATTACCATTTGCGGACTTGCTTATTATCTCGGATTCAGTAGCAGACAGAGCCTTTTAGACTACGAAAAGAGAGATGAATTTTCTGACATAATTAAAAAGGCTCGACTTCGTGTAGAAATGAATTATGAGGAAATGCTATGTGACGGGAAACCCACAGGAGCTATTTTTGCATTGAAAAATATGGGATGGTATGATCGTCAGGAATTAACCGGCAAGGATGGCTCTGATCTTATCCCCGCTCGTGCTTTGTCGAAGGAAGAAGCAAAGGAGTTTTTAAAGGAACTCAATGAAAAATGTTAAGTATCGTGACATTGATCTGATTAAAACTTTCGTTCTCAGCGATACGCTGAAATTCGCACGGTATTTCTTCCACGCCCAGTATCATACGAAATTTATTGTAAACGAGCATCATGTTCAGATTGCGGAGATGTTGGACAGGGTGATTGCCGGAGAAGTGAAAAAGCTCTTTATTAATCTTTCACCTCGTTATGGTAAGTCAGAATTAGCGGTAAAGATGTTTATTGCCCGGGGCCTGGCTCTTAATCCTGCGGCTAAGTTTATCCATGTCTCAAGCTCTGATGAACTGGTTCTGGACAATTCGAGGTTTATACAGGAGATTCTTTTACTTCCAGAGTTTCAGCAAATATTTGACACCCGACTACAAAATCAAAATGTAAAGAAGTGGTATACCACTGCGAGAGGTGGATTGTATGCTGTTGCGGCAGCAGGTCAGGTTACGGGCTTTGGTGCCGGTGTGGTTGATAAGCAAGAGGATAAGACACTTGACGAGTTTACTGATTACGGGATAGGTTCTTTCGGTGGTGCCATTGTTGTTGACGACCCTATTAAGCCAGATGATGCCCTTTCTGAGACTTTAAGAACGAAAGTAAATAAGAAATTTGATTCGACTATCAGAAACCGTGTTAACTCCCGTAATACGCCTATCATCATCATTGGCCATCGTTTGCATGTAGATGATATCTTTGGTTTTCTTGAAAAGAAAGAGCCGGGAGAGTGGACGAAGTTGTCTATCCCCGCTATTGTCTCGGATGAACACGGGGAGAGGGCGTTGTGGCCAATGAAACACACTATTGAAGAACTTCGGGAGATACAGAGGATTGACCCTTATGTTTTTGCTACTCAATACATGCAGGAGCCATATCCTGAAGGCGGCGGAAAGGTTAAAAAAGAATGGTTTGTTATTGTTGACGAAGGACAGGTGAAATTAGATTCTATTGTCTGGGATATGTGGATCGACGGGGCTTATACTGAAAAAACATCAAATGATCCCACGGGCATAATGATTTGTGGGTTTGATTACATGAATAACTGCGTGGTTATTCGTCACGCCGAAAGTCAGTGGATGACAACGCCCGATGCGGTTGAAAGAATAACAAGCCTTCAAAAGGAATACGGCAACCAGGCTTCAATGATTTACATTGAGCCGAAGGCTTCGGGTTATTCGTTTATCCATCTGATTCAGAAAGAGACATTGTATAATGTTACTCGCATCACGGGGCGCATGGTTCAGGATGGCAAGACAGCGAGGGTTGATTACGCTGCGCCAAAGATACAAAGCTCACGTGTGAGGCTGATTCGTGGCAACTGGAATGATGAGTTTATCACACAGCTAACGGCGTTTCCCAATTACAATCATGACGAGTATTGTGATTTAATAGGTTATGCAGTTAAGCAGTATTTTGGTTAATAATATTAACAGCAGCATCGACAAAACAAAAACAGATTGAAGCATGACGACGTATTTTGCAGTAGATAATAAAGGATATGGACAATACATTGAAGCTGATTCATGGGAGGCAGCAGAGGCGATTTGTGTGTGTAATGGACTGGATTTAATTGGGGCCGTTATTTTTTCATTTGAATTGCCTGAAATAAATTAGTTTTGTTTGTGAATTAAAAATATTATATTTGTACAAACTTCAAGGCATGAAGGAGGTTCCGGCACGCTGCGACAATAGCAGCAGTAAATGTTTGATAATGAAGCGTTAAAATCACTTGTTCAGACTCCGCCGTCAGACGCAATCATAAAGATGCGTGACGATTTTAAGGCTTATATTCGCCATATTTTCGGCATCGGAACCGATGAATACCTATCAGTCATCAATACTTATGAGAATGCCCAGCAGCATAAACTACGCAAGGATCATGCTATAAAAAACCCGTGGATCATTGATGAACTTCTAAGACCTATTGATAACATTTGGCAGGCAAAGGGAGGAGATGAAACATATACGTGGACCGGAAGCGATAGGACCGAAGATTTTACCTTAAAACTTCAGGACGTGGGCGGCGGGTTATCTCTTCGTGATTACATGAGAGAGATATGGCAGGAGCGTTTTATTGCCGATCCTAACGGTCTTATTTATCTTGAAATTTCGGTTGACGGCAAGTCTGCAAAATTTACATATAAAAGTATCACGACAATCAGGGCGTATGAGACGCATGGCATAAAATTGGATTATCTCGTTTTTGAGCCTGATCTTATTACTCCGGAAGGCGAATTGTCATGGGTTGTTGATGGTCAGTATTATTACCGAGTGCTAAATGACGGTAAAAATATAACCGTAACCGAACAACGTATTAATCATTTTGGTTTTGTGCCTGGCATAGTGTGTTCACCGATAATGAACACAGCTAAAGGATACAAAGTGTCATTGATTGACAAGCAGGTTGATATCCTCAATTCTTATCTTGTCACGAACTCGGTGAAGGAGATATATCAGTTTAAACATAATTACGCTATACCCTGGACCTTCCCCGTTTTATGTCAGACTTGTAACGGCACACGCCAGATTGATGGTCATGTTTGTCTTACATGTAAGGGATCAGGTTACGCTATCAGTAAAGATGTAGGTGACATAAAAGTTATCCCGAAACCTGATGGAGATGTTAATTATCCCACTCCTCCGATGGGTTATGTCCAGCCGGAGTTAGGAACGTGTGAGGAAAACCGCAAAGAACTGGACTGGAAGTTTGATAAGATGTTTCACTCCCTATGGGGAACGACAGTTGAAAAGTCGGACAATGAAACCGCAACCGGCAGGTTTATTGATACGATGCCGGTCTACAATAAATTGAACTCAATAGCCGACATAGCCCAGAGAGTCCACCGTGAACTGGCTATCATCTGGGGGAAATTCTGGTTTCCTCAGACGTTCGACGATGCTAAAATTAGTTACTCAAGGCGGTATGCTATTGAGAGTCCTGATGCTCTTTGGATGAGATATCAGACAGCACGTGAAAAGGGTGCGCCGGTGATGACGCTTAACTACATGCTTGAGCAATTCTATTACGCAGAGTTTTCAGCTAATGAAACAATGGCAGACCTGTATGTAAAAATGATTTACGTCGAGCCTTATGTTCATCAAAGCATTTTAGAGGTTGACTCTTTAAACGTTAGTGAAGAAATCAAAAAAGCAAAAAGATATTTTTCTGAATGGCAGCAGACCCTTGATTTTTCAAAGGCTGCTACTCAGGATGTCAAGTCCCTGACGACAGAGTTAATGACATTTGCAAATACGAAAGTTGATGTTCAACTAATAAATAATCAAAATGGCTAAAAAAGTAACAATTGAATCGCTTAAAGATGAGTTGTCTAAGTTAGAAGCTCAGGAGCAAACCGCAGCTGTCATGGAAAAGATCGACAGCCTGAAATCACGTATTGAAACCATGGAGGCAGAGGACAAAGCCCTTGTCGAAGAGATTGCCCGCAATGAGGCTGAAAAAGCCGCAAAGAAGGCAAAGAAAGACGACGATGACGATAAAAAGGAAGTCGACTTTGAGGAGTGGAAGCTCGAACGCTCGGTTATACAGGGGCAGGTTCGCTATGAAAGAGTAAAAAAGATTAAGGAGTGTAAGATGTTAAAAGAACATGCTGACGAGCTTAACTTGCAGAAAGAAAACAGGCTTTTTGAATACATAAAAATAAAGTAAAATGTTAAACGCAGAAACACTCAAGAAAATTGCAGGAGTCCTCGGTCTTGAGGTGTCTGATCTTACCGCTAAAATTAAAAGCGATACAGAAGAGACGCTGGAGGTTCCGGTCGTGTACACACAAGCTGATTACGATGCCTTTGGAGCTAATCGCTTCAATGAAGGCAAAACAGCTATGTCTGAGATAGTAACCAAAGATTTTAAAGTGAAGCATCCCGAGGTTCAGTTTACGGGGAAGAATCTTGAAAACTGGATTGAGGCTTTTGCTGATCACCGGGCTTCGGAGAAACTGAAAGAGGCAAAAATCAATCCTGATGAAAGAGTTAAGGCTCTTGAAGATGACAAAAAGACGCTTCAGACTAAATTGACTGAGGCTGAAGGTAGGGTTGCCCAGACAACTAAGGATTTTGAACAGCGGATGTTTCAAGTTGAGACCCGTAACCAAATCATATCACTTATCCCTGATAACACGGTCATCCCGAAGGAAGACCTTGTTGATCTGTTTTTGAACCGTCACCGTGTGGCGAAAGAAGAGAATGGTATCTCTGTTTATAAAGGATCGGAACTACTGAGGGATAAGCAGCTCAATCTACTGCCGTTAAAAGATGTAGTGACTCAGTTTACTGAGAACTATGTCAAGAAAACAGGTATGGGAGGCGGCGACGCCGGTGGAGGTTTCACAGGCAAATTCACTAAGATGTCTCAGTTTATGGATTATTGCAAAGAGCATAATCTTGAACCCATGGGACAGGAAGCTCAGAATTTGCTACTTGACAAGAAAGAGGCAAATTTTGACTATAAAAGTTAAAATGATTGTCTAACTTAATTTGATTACAAAATGGCTTATTTTACAACTTCTGCTCTCGTTGCAGGGCAGGCAATGTTCAATGACAAGAACAAAAGTGGCGAATGGCGGCTTCCCGACAGCGTTACTCTTGCTCTGATGTCTAAGGCCGAGATAGCTAATCCGTCACTTGCTGCATTGCGTACTCGTGAGGATCGCTCGGTTTATGCTTACTTCCCCATCCGCCAGGCCGCTGTTACGGGTACCGCAAGGGCTCATAACCACACCGGCGCAAGAGGTGACTCCTCTTCGGCTACTCTTTCATGGAGTACATATTCTGAACCTTTTTCAATTTCCCTGAAGCAGGCCGATAACAACGTGTTTTCCTTTGAGGAAATGTATGCCTCTGGACTGAACAACGCTGTCTATAACCTTCTTTCGAGGCTTGATGCCGGGACGGTTGCTGCTCTCGTGGCTGCAAAAACTCAGGTTAATGCCGGAGGAGGTAAGGGGTCATTCAATGCCACCTCTGATAACTATGAAGTGCCACTGGCTGAACAGAATTTCTTCTTCCAGAACATCCGTCAGATGATGGGGCATAACCTCTATCGTGGTGTGATTGATGTCATCGCAGATGATATCGCTTCTATCTACGCTCAGAGGCTTATGGCTCAGGGCTCAGCTAATTCTATGAACTACGGATTCCAGTTTATGAACCTCAACGTAGTTGGCACTACAAGGTCAATTCTCGGTACTTCTTATGATGGTTCAGCACTCGCATTTGAACGTGGGCTTGTTGCTATCATTCCATGGATTCCCAAGCAGAACCGTGTGGGCCAGCTTTCGGCTGAAGACGTTATTAAGAGCAATACCGGATCGTACGGAAATTTCACTATTCCTCAGTTCCCCGGTGTTCAGTTTGCTATTCACGGTTACTCGGCAATGGCTGACAACTCTTCATACGGAGGTTACACTCAGGACGTAACCATGTATTTTGAGGTCTCTGTTGATCTTGCAGTTCAGCCTGCTCCTCTTTCGTCTTTCCGTGGAGCTAATGACAGCGTTGTTTACGCTATTGGTCAACTTTCAGCATAAGGAGGTGTGATATGAAAAAGATGCTTATTCTTTTTGCGGCACTTAGTTTTGCTTTTGCATTAAATGCTCAAGACAGAACTGTCTCAGTCGGTGGACTCACCGGGATCAATAACGTCACGCCTGCCGTCCAGACAGCAGCTTATAATTACGTGTTTAAGGTTGATATCATTGCGCCCGTGTATTATACTTATCAGGTTCGTCTGGTAGATAACACCGGGGCTAACACTGCTACTGCTGTACTGGCTGGATCACTCGATGGGACGTACTACAAGACCATTACTTCGGTTAGTTACACCGGCGTAGGGGCAGATACGACTATTATAGGCAATATCACTAGTGCGCCGACATCGTATAAATATTATAGATGGACCGTTACCCCGTCAGATACTATCTGGGTCGATGAAGTCTTAATGAATATTTTACCGTCAGTGAAATGATACAGTCAGACGTCATCAACGGCATAGCAACTGGGGTGGTGGGGTGGAAACAGCCTACCCGCTCCGGGAGTCCTGTTCTTGCTGCTGCTAATACCGGGTCCTCTTCGGGTCTGTATTTTCAACACGGTAATGGGCTCTGCACTATTGACAATATACACTCTGCCGTTGACGACGAACTGATAACGGATGCAAATTTTAACACATACCTCGAAGACCTTACAAAGGCAGCATTTAACGATCTTCTGATCCGTGTTTTTGACGGAGAAGACTTTATTGATGGCGGATTATTGTTTAAGTATGAAAATAAGTTTAGCGAAACACTTGAGAATGCAACTGATTTTGTAGGTTTTGAAATAGACTTACATAAGCGGAATAATATCTCGGTTGTGATGAACTCACTTCTACTTGAATTTGATTCTACTAATACTGTTAAGGTGCTGCTATTTAACTCACAACGTAACACATTAATCGATAGTCAGGAAGTAACTACTGTGGCAAATACTCAAACGAGTGCAGTTGTTCGGTGGGTGCTGAATGATCTTCAATATGGTGGTAAATGGTACGTAGGTTATCTTCGATCAGGTCTTACAGCAAAAGCCATCAAACGTAATTATGATCAGGCTTCTATTCAGACACCTTTTTGCGGTGCCGAAATACGTTCTATCCGTGTGCCTTCGTGGAATGCAGAGACAATGTTCAATCCTTCTGATATCGTTTACGAAAGTGATACATGGGGACTGAACTTCAATCTTTCGGTTCATGAGGACTATACTGAAATAGTGCGCTCGAATCCTAATCGTTTTGCGAAGGCTCTGCAATTACAGGTATGTGCTAATGTTTTGGATCTTCTCTCGAATACTGTTAATTCAAATCGCAATGAACGCCTGTCGAAGGCTTATGCGTTGATGGAGCTTAACGGAAATAGGTTCAACCAGGCATTCCCCGAACATGCAGGGGTGCTGAGTAAGCTTAATTCTGAGATCAAAAGGCTTCGTCAGACTTATAGGCCCACAGGCATCAAAACATTTACGCTGTGAAAGGGATTGACATTTCAATAGACAAGCAACGCCGCATCTTTGAGGATTATCTCTTCAAAACGCATTCCTGCCAGTTCTATGGTCGGGTGATGCGTAATTACAGGGATAACCAGCTGGTGCCGGAGGTGCTTATTGGTGCCGGTCATTATCAGGATACACTGCCTGATACAAAGTATGATGTTATTGCGTTTTTTGATGTTCAGCCCACACGGACAGCTGACCGGGCCACGGTAGATATTTACTTTGCTGTAAACATAGGGAAAATGTTTCCTGCCTTTGAAACTGAAAGAGCTACGGAATACGCTATAAGTGATATTCTTTTGCTCGTTCGTCGTGGAGGGATGTTTACAGTTGAAGAGTTTACCGAAGGTTATGAAGGCTGGTCTCAATGGTCTGGAGTAAAGAGAGAAGACAATATGCACCCGTTTTATCTTTTACGAGTAAGAACTAATATTAACTATTTAATAACTTGTTGAAATGAATGAATGTTCACCTTTCCTGCCGCAGGGGATAAATAAATCCTGCTTGCAAGACCTCAAAGAACTCAAGAATATTATCCCGACAACTGAGTCCGCTTCTTTTACCTCCCTTTCAAATGCTGCTTCTGTAGTGGCATGGAAGTCAAAGATTCAGACTGACTTATCTGTTTATATTCCGTTGGGTATAAATGACTATGAACCTACGACTGACGATCCGAACATCGCCACAGCTCCTTCTTCCGGGCGCAAGGCCATAACAAACAAGCCGGTTCCGTCGGGTGTTTTCCGCATTGCATCAAACTTTTGCGATTACAAGGAACTGATGCAGGCTTTCCGGGGTGGTACTTATCGCTTATTCCTGGTTGATGCCAATGGCAATCTTTTTGGCACTATCACTTCCGCAGGTATTGTAAAGGGCTTTGCCTGTACGATTAATGCCATTACAAAGGGGATCCCTCTGAAAGAAGTTATGAATAACTTCACGCTGTATGTCAATTTCCTCAATTATGATGAGTTTGAGGCAGCGGTAATGATTTCGCCTTCATGGTCTCCTACGATTGAGCTTACAGAGGCTTCTCCTGTGGGGTTATCAATACTTGCAACGGGGGCTTATAACACCACTCCCGGTACGATTGCCGTTCAGATCAGTACTCGTTGTGGTGATGGTTATGCCGGTTTACTTGCTGCTGATTTTGAAGTGGTAGAGAGTAATGGTCTTGTGTCACCTGATGTAACTACTGTAACTGATAGCGGGGCTGGTGCTTATACGCTGACGATACAAAAAGGATCATCTCCTGTTTCGTTGGCCTCCGGTGATTACGTTGTGATCAGAGTTAAAAAACTGTCGACAACGATAGTTACACACATCAGTTCACGTCTTACGGTCAATGCCTGAAGTTAGTATAAATCCTGCTCTCGTGAGACTTACATTTAACGAATTCACGGAGTGGGTGAAGCGCACGCTTCCCGGCAGTGATCCCGTAAAATTGTATAAGTCTATTGGTGGTAAGGTTCCAGATAAAAAGAAGGGGGCCTGAGTTGTCCCCTTTTTTCTATGATCTTTCACAATCGACATACGATAACGATAGGCCGACTGGCAAGGCTGATTGATGCACGTCAGTATGGACTTGTAAAGAGATTCCCGTTATGGGTGCCGAAAAGGGTATTAATGAAGGCTTTCGCCCGTCTCTCGACAGAGATAGCCGAAACATTAAACCGGTCGGCACTTGAGCAGGAAATTCAATCAGGTGTGTTACGTGCAAAAATCTATAACAAAGCCTTTAATCTTTATCCGGCACTCGTCAATATTGTATCTCTGACATGGGATGAGAAGCACATTAAGATGATTGAGGAACTTACGGGGTTGAAGCTCACGAAGCTCGAAGACCGTGAGGGGCTTGTCAATGAGATGCGGAGGCTTCAGGATAAGTATAAGGAGATGGAGAAAGAGAACACGTCGGATGGCAGTGTATCATTTTCGCAGGTCATTGTCTCGACAGAGATAGTTTTAGAGTTGTCGATAAGTCGTAAAACCACATTAAGTGAGTTTCAGTATTACATGAAAGCAGCTTCCGAGAAGTTAAAACAAATGGAGAAACTGAGAAATGGCTGATATTAATGATCTTATAAGTCCTGAAGCTCTGAAAGGGCTTGATCAGATGAATGCTTCACTTGAACGGGCTGTTGCTCAATTAGATCGTGTTGCTCAGTCATCGGCTGCGTTGGATGCTGTATTGTCGAAATATGCTACAACGGTAAAAGATACTCGTTCAGCTCAAGATGGTGTAAATAACGCATCAAAGGAAGCATCTCAGATAAACGGAAGACTAAGACAAACAGAAGAGGAGGTTGTTAGGGCTAAGCTACAGTTTGCTCGTGCAAATAAAACGCAGAGAGATGAGTTAAAGAATTTAATAGTTCTCGAAGATCAGGAAGCCGGGACACTTGAGAAGCTACGGTCTCGCAATGCTCTTTTGCGACAAGAATTAAATAAGCTGAACCTTGAAACAAAAGAAGGTCAGAAACAGCGCAAGAGGCTTAATTCAGAAATAGAATATAATACAAATATTATACGAAAAAATTCCGATGCTGTTGTAAAACAGAAAATGAACATCGGAAATTATCAGTCTGCCATCGGAGGGCTTCCCGGTCCTCTCGGCATGGCTGCTACGGCAGTAACAAATTTCACAAGGATTATCGTGATGAATCCTATTGCGGGGGCCATTGCTGCCATAATAGGCGTGATAGCGTTATTGATTAAAGCATTCAAGGGGACGGAGGAAGGAGGCGATAGAATTACAAGGGTTTTTCGGCAGATGAAGGCTGCTGTTGATGCGGTGTTTGATCGTATTAAGAACCTTGCAACCGGATTAATGAAGATATTTTCAGGAGAGGCAAAGTTAAGGGACTTAAAAGGAACATTTTCGGAATTAGGAGATGAAATAAAACGTGAGGTTGAACTTGCTGGTCAGTTGGCCGATATGATGGATCGACTGGAGGATTTGGAAATTGACATGATTGTAGTTTCTGCTGATAGAAAGGCTTCTATTGATAAATTAATGGAATCAGCAGCAGATCAGAATAAAACAGAACTTGAACGTTATAATCTTTTAACTCGTGCCAAAAAGTTAATTGATGAAGAAGCTGCGGCACAACAGAAATTACAGCTTACTCGTATAGCCAATGAACTGGGTATGACTGACGAAGCGGCTGTCCAGGAAAGAATAAACCAATTAAGAAAAGAGGGTAAACAAATAACTCTCGAAGAAATTGGGTTATCTATTGCTACAAATGTTGATCGTAAAAGAGTAAATGAGGAGATAGCCAAATATATAAATCTCGAGGAACAGGCTGCTGCTGAAAGCCGACGACTTGTGTCTCGTATGTCAGGGATGAAAAAGGCAGCAGCAGATCAGCTTGCATTTGAGAAATTATCAAATGAAGCACGCAAAGAAGGTATTAATATCACTGAAGCTGCTACCGCATCAAGTGAAAAGTATTTTGATGCGGTTAACAAACTTCAGACTTCGGAACTGAAGTTCAATGAGGATTTAATGGAATCAAATGCTGATCTTCATGAAAAGAAAATGGCTGCCATTGATGAAGAAGCAGAAAAACAACGACAATTAAATGATCTTAAAGTAGAAGTTATAAATTCTGCATTTGATTTTAGTGCTGCCATCATGGATCGTCAGTCAGCAAAAGTTGAATCTGCTTATAGCCGTGAAATTAAGGCAGCAGGAGACAATGAGCAACGCAAAGAAGCCATAGAGGAGAAATATGACAAAAAGCGTAAACAGATATTACGAAAGCAAGCTATTGCTGATAAAGCTCAGGCAATATTTAATATTGTTGTTGACACGGCCCGGGCGATAGTTAAGGCTAATGCTCAAATGGGGCCTATTCTGGCAGCTCCATTTATTCCATGGCTTATAGGACTTGGTGCTATACAGGCAGCTACTGTCTTGGCTGCTCCATTGCCACAGTATGCAAAAGGCACAAAGTCATCTCGTGGTGGCCCTGCCGTGGTTGGGGAGAGAGGCCGTGAGATAATGATCTCTCCTTCGGGGCAAGTGTCGTTAACCGGCGAATCTGCACATCTGACGATGCTTCAGGCGGGGACAAAGATCATACCCTCGGATGAAACACGTCAGATACTCCAAGCTGCGGCTGTATCAAAGAAAAGCACTATTGAAGATACCATCAGGTCGGGCAATAAAGAAATAGTTGAGGCTATAAAAAGACAAAAGATAGAGATAACCGCACGAACGGGGCGATCAATCACTGTTCGTGAAGGTAATGTTTGGAAGACATATTTTGAAAAGCACCTGCAATGAAGCTCTATAGGTACACGGTAAGTCATTCAGTAGAGGGGTCACTTGTTTTGACATATGCACCTGTTGAATGGGCTTCTGATGCCGCATTCTGGGAGCGGTCAATGACTTATTGGGGTGTATTCAGGTCGTTCTCCACAAAGGAGCTTTCATTTATAAAAAACGGTGCAACGTGGTTAAAAAATATTTTTGATACCTATGGGACAGAAGCAGAAGTGACCTATCAGGTCGAGGCATTTAATCCCACGACTTACGCATATGACGTTATTTATACCGGTGTGTTGGACTTTACAACCTATAAACTCGAAGACCGGGGCCGTTATGATGTCGTTAAACTTCAGGTGATAGATGATTCGTTTACGAACACGGTTAAGACCAGGGAAGGGATTGAGGTCAATCTTGCAAAACTTTATGATCTTGAGGGCAATGCCATTACTCCGTTTACTAATGAGGGCCGCACGGTCAGATGCCCGACACGAATAGATACATATTACACGTCGTATTCTAAAAATGCTACACTTTTACATGCATTTTCTCATGTGCCGATGATTGAATATTCGTCACGTGAGGATGCCTCATCTGTTAATCCTACGTCTACGGTTGCGATATCTGCTATTGCAGGTGCGTTTTTTACTCCTACATATAACTCAAATTTAACAGTAAGCCTTGTAATGACGGGTACTTTGAATACAACGGCAGCGGAGGTAGTCACGGTTGAGCTCAGGAGATACAATTCAGCGGGAGTGTTACAATCAACAACAACGATAGCAACCTATACGGGTACAGGGTCGGCTCATGCGTTTATAATTAATATTGATGATGACTACACAATAAATTCATGTGTTGACGGTGATTATGTAATTTTGGCAATGATTGTTCAGTATGCCACCGCTGGAACAAATGTAACGTATGACATTGCGATGGATATTTCCTATACCCGTACGGTGTTGACATATTTTGATTTTACTGGTTATCCATATCACGAAGTATTTACAAGAGTCCTTCAGGCTATAACGGGCGACGCAAATCCATTTTATTCTACACTTCTGGGACGGACAAATAGCGAAATAACAACATACACTATAAACGGAGCCATGGCTGACGGAGTGGTAACTAACGGGCTTCTTATTCGTGGTTTTTCGCTCACCGACCCTGACGTGGCTTTAAGCGTTTCATTAAAGCAGATGTTTGATTCATTGTCGGCTATTCATCCTATGTGCCTGGGAGTTGAAACCATTTCAGGGACTAAGGTTGTAAGGATAGAAGATATCCGCCATGCTTTTGATTCGCATTATTTCTTGACGATAGAAAACTGTTCAGAGATCACCGAAGAAGTTGCTATTGACCTGTCGTTTTCTTCACTTTCTTTGGGATTTTCTAAGTCAGAGGTAAGTTATAATGAGGTAAAGGGTCGTTATGAGTATAACACAAACGCAAAATACGCAACTTTTCTGAAACGTAATCAGAATGAATTTTCCCGTGTAGCACCTTATCGAGCTGATGGAAATGCAATAATATACGCCCGCCAGCAGGCCGTAAGCACCGAAAACGCCACGGAAAACACACCCTATGATGAAAGTATATTTTTGATTTCGACTTATGGCACTACTTCACTGACGGTCAAAGAAGACGAAGGTTACAGCGTGATAGGTAATGTTGATAACCCCGAGCATTCATATAACTTAGACTATGCCCCTGGTCGTGCGCTTCGTCGATGGGGGTCGTTTCTCAGGGGCTGTCTCGAAAAATATACTACATCGATTATCTCATTTTTAAAGTCAGATAAGAACGCAACAATGTATTCACAACTCTCGACTGAAATCACTCCTGTTTACGAGGGTGCAGATGTTGATGTATCTGATCTCAATGATCCGTTTTTTGAAAATATTTATTATAACTTTGAGTGCGTGGTGAATAATGGTATTATCTCACTTCTGAACTCTGTAATTGATAGCAAGCCCGCACCTTACTACATTGTAAGATTTAGGGGCAATGAGACTGAGAGCTATAAATATGGGTGGATAATGAAAGTTGAAGCACTAAAGGAAGGGAATAAGGGTAAGGGGTCTATAAGACTTTTGAAAGTAAATACAACTTACATCACGCCGACATCAACTATAACTTCATATACAGCTGACAGCACCGTATTGACCGTTGATAACGATATTATAACTGTAGACAATGGCACTATTTAACATATCACCGCTGAACTCGCTTCAGTTTGTGCGCTCGGATGACCTTCTTGAGAGCCTTCGCAATACCGCTTATCAGGACATCACGTCTCTCTCGAAGATGCCGTATTGTCAAAAACTAAACATGGGTGATACTGTGACTATTCAGGTAAAAACTGATTATACGACGGTTACGGCTTATTTTTATAACATCTTAACAAATACAACGACAGCACTCATCCCCGTAAAAGAGACAACTTACACTGGTTTTAGCTTTTGGGAGATTCCAGTGGGAATTATTACAACGGGATTTTACAAGATTTTTGTTAGTGGTATTCTTTCGGGTTCTACACCTGTTTTATGGGTGAGTGAAATGATTGAGGTCAGGTCATCATGGGAAGGGGTAAAGATAGACTACTACAATACAGAAAATACTCCTTACGTTGACTACTCAAATAGCCTCAGGCATATGATGCGAGTCGGCGGGATTATAAGGTTTTCGGACATAGGAGGCAAGGAAGACATTTATGATAACCTTGGATCAAAAGAGATAATCAATGTCGTCAATGATACAATTTATGATTTGGTTGTTGAAAACATTCCTTATTATCTCTGCAAACAACTGATTTACGCTTCAAGATGTGATGTTTTCAAAGTCAATGATGTTGAATATATCTCAGAAGAACATTCATTGGTACCTCATCCGGGGTCGCACAACTTTGATATTACTTTAAAAATGACCGAAAAAGAGGTCTATGGGATCAACGCAGACGATGATTCGCATTCGTTCATGTGGCTGCCCAGTACTTCAGGTGATGATATAACCGAAACCGCCAGCACG